TGGAAAACCAAGGATCAACGAGGACTGGGCAAACCAGCACATCATCACAAAGAATTATGCAAACGTAGAAGATGTGCTTGACGCAATGATCGAGACAGGAGGGAACATTGGAACCTAAAACGTATTGGCGGTTGGAACAGTCACAACAGGCAGCAGGACCAACCAAATTATATTTGTATGATGATGTGACTAAATACGGAGGATTTGACTGGTACACCTGGTCATACAGCGAGTCGGAAACGTCTGCGAACTATTTCAAAGAAGCATTGAAAGAGATCCAGGATGGTTCAGAAATTGAATTGCATATCAACAGTAATGGCGGTTCTGTATCAGAAGGTGTTACAATCTACAATTTGCTGAAACAAAAAGATTGCACAGTTACAGGAATTGTAGACGGAGTAGCACATAGTATTGCATTCCTGGTCTTACAGGCGTGTGACAAACGAATCATGAATCTTGGCACATCTGCACTTGTGCACAACATGTGGATGGAATGCTACGGAAATGCGGAACAGTTGCGAAAATATGCAGATGACCTTGATACATTAATGGAATCAAACCGGCAGGTATTCCTGGAACGTGCAACGATCGACGAGGCTACACTACAGGAGCTTATGGATGCAGAAACTTATCTGACGCCAGATAAAGCATTAGAGTATGGACTGATTGATGAAGTTGCGACATCGAAACAGAAAGACGATGGAGATGTCCAGCAAAAGGCAATGATGCAGCAGCTCCAGGCAATGCGGCAGCAGATGAATATGCAGACATCGTTTAAAGAAGATCTAAAAAAACTACAGCAAGGATTGAAAGATCCAGAACCAAAAGAGCCAGTAAACAAATTTAAGAAATTTTTTGGAGGGAAATAATGGCGATTAAAAATTTAGACATGTTAGAAACAAAAAAACAGGAAATCTTACAGCTGATGCATGAAGCAATGCAGCAGGATGACCTGAAAGCATTTGACAATGGATTTATGCAGTTATGTGAGAACATCCAGGAAGCAGTGCTGACACAGGCAAGATCAGAGTTCAGACAGAGCAATGACGTTACAGTACTTGCAACAAGAGGAGTCAGACAGCTGACAAGTGTAGAAACAGAATACTATCAAGCAGTTATGGATGCGATGAAATCCGATAATCCAAAACAGGCACTTGGAAATCTTGACGTTGTCATGCCAGAAACAATCATTAATTCCGTATTTAATGATCTGGAAACAAATCACCCATTATTAAGTAAGATCCAGTTCACAAGTGTAACAGGACTTACAAGAATGATGATGAATACCAACGGATTTCAGAAAGCTGCATGGGGTAAACTGACAGACAAAATCATTCAAGAGTTAGAATCAGGATTTAAAGAAGTTGATGTAACACAGGACAAATTATCAGCATTTATTCCAATTTCAAAAGCTATGTTAGATCTTGGACCAGAATGGTTAGATAATTACATCAGAACAATTCTGTATGAAGCACTTGCAAATGGATTAGAAGACGGAATTGTCAACGGAACTGGAAAAGATGAACCGATCGGAATGACAAAACAGGTAGGCGATAATGTTACAGTAACTGCTGGTGTGTATCCAGATAAATCCGTTGTAAAGATCACAAAATTTGATAATATTCAGTTAAACAAACAGGCTGCAATTCTGGCACTGAATGAAAAAGGACAGCCTAGAACAGTAACAGACTTGATCCTTCTTGTAAATCCAAGCGATTACTACAGCAAGATTCTACCAGCAATCCAGTACCCAGCACCGGGTGGTGGATATGTGTCAGCACTTCCGTTTGATATCAATATTATGCAGAGTGCAGCAGTGCCAAAAGGAAAAGCAGTTTTTGGAATTGCAAACCTTTACTTTATGGGTGCGGGAATGGGCAACAATGGAAAAATCCTGTATTCTGACGAATATCACTTCCTAGAAGATGAAAGGGTATATCTGATCAAGATGTACGCTCATGGATTCCCAGTTGATAATAATGCATTTATCGTATTTGATATTAGGAACTTACAGCCAGCTTATTACAAGATCGAAACAGTAACGAATACAGCAGATGTAGATGATGCGACACTTGCAGATCTGAAATTCTCTAACAAGAAATTTAACGAAACATTTGCAGCAGGAACTACAGCATACACTGTAACAACAACAGATGCAGGCAACACAATCACAGCACTGCCAGCGGATGCAACAGCAGAGGTTGAGATCGAATTTAAGACTAAGAAGTATCCAAACGGAACAAAACTGACATGGGATGCTGGGGAAAATACTGTAAAAATTATCGTAACTGACGGAGCGGAAACAAAAACATATACGATCACAGTCACAAAAGAATAGGTAAAAGCCTATGGAACAGTTAATTGAAGACGTAAAAAACTACTTAGATATAACATGGGATATGGATGCCAGTGAGACACAAAAGCTCACTGGCATTATTACCAGAGGGAAAGCAGCGATTGAAGGAAAAATTGGTACATGCGATTTTGAAAACGAAACAGTAGAAAAACAACTATTGTTAGATTATTGCATGTATGCAAGAAGCGGTGCATTAGATGATTTTTGGAACAATTACAAAAGTGAGATCATTTCGTTACAGATCGGAAGGTGGGCAGATGCCAAGAATAAAAAATCATAATTTCGTTACGTTCAACGATGGAATCTTACAGATCTGTGAGCTGTCAGAACGAAAGATCGTAAGAACAAAAATGGACAGGGTCCGATACGGAGACATGACAGTCGGTATCAAACGCTTCTGGGATGCAAAAGTGGCAGGAAAT